GTTGGTGTTTCTTGCTACTCACCCGTCTCAAGCTGGAAAGCTGCTGCTTATTTGACGTCGACTCTGACTAACGCATCCACCACATCACCGCACATCTTGGGCGCAATGTAACCGGAATTGCCTCTCTTGTTCTGGGTTTTCCCCTTCTTGTCGACGAACGTCCAACTGTGGCAGTACTCTTCACATGAAGCTGCCGTTCGCGCGAATACGTCAAGAAGGTCCTCATACCCTATACCGTAGACTTGATCGAGGTAATCCGAAAAATCGGTGACAGAATGACTGGTGCTATTAGTCACAATGTAGTCGACATTGTCTCTCCCCCCCATCTCTTTGAGTTTCATAGTTCTCACATCGAGATAGGGGTTATCCGACAGTCTAGCCGATGTGTCCAACAACAACTCTTTTACACCGGGCACGTGTCTGTGTTCATACGCGGCTGACAAATACTTACCAGCCATGTAATCGCGATCATTCACCTGAGTATTCCTGTTTGGCCTCAGGTTCAATTTTGACAGAACGCGCCCAAATTGCGGGACAGGACGACAACCGATGCTCCCGCGAATGTACCTCTTCCTATAAAAGGTAGAATGGACTCTTGAAGGCTGGGGGACAACTTCAGCAACCATTCCTGTGTCGCTGAACTTCTCCTCTATAGCCGCCTTGAACTGCTCAACAGCCCCATTCACGAAACCCAGATAGTCGTCACCTCCATGGATGTTGGTGCTCTCTTCGACACAGGCGCACTCCAGCGCAGCCTGCATCAGAGCCATGTGCACGTAACTATTCCCGGTAGTGGTGGAAGTCTCCCCAGACCACCTCTGACCTTCAATATCTGCGCAGATGCCGTATCGCGTCCACACACGAATTTTGGTAGTACGTGCAAATTCCCTAACAAACCAATCGGGTGCTCCCAATTTCCGATAGAACATTGCTTCAAACTTGCGCAGTTCCTTCGGTTGACTCCCGTCGTTGTTCTTTGCGTCGCTCTCAATAGGAATACCCACAGCCTGCTCCATGATGTCTCCCAGCTCCTCCCCTTTCATGCCACAGGCATACAACGCAATGTTGCCTGTATTGAGGGGATTACGCATGGAAAAAACATCTTTCATCCGGCGATTCAGCTCCATCACCACCGGACCAGTCAATGCGTTGTACATGTCCGTTCCTTGATACACAACGCGCGGCTGAGCTTTGTGGTCCTTCAAGAGAGCTTCCTGTTTCGCGAACACATGTTTCGTGCCCATCTCACTCCTCCATTCTCCGCTATCCAACGCCTCCAACAACCGCCTACTCTTAGCGCCATCGCACTGGGCAAAGTACTCATCCATGAGATCTTTGTCCACCCGAATCACGTCCAAAGGACTGAACTTAGCCATGAGCAACTCATGGCCTCTCTTGAAAGACGTGATATCTCTCAAACCGGGCTTGTAATCGCACCGCTTTTTCATAGCGTGCGCGGTGGCGGCGGCAGTGTTGCTAGGAACAGTGAGTGGGACACCAGCCAATATTGCCCCTTTAGCGACCCCGACGCCTGTCTCTGGGTCATCATTTTTGGTACGGCAAACATTGACTTTCGGCTTAATGTTCTCAAACTTAACCTCGTGGTCATAGGTGGTAAAACCATTGGACTCCAGCCCATCTTCCTTGACCATTCGGCGAGCTCCAGCTCTAGACTTTCGCTTTTTGTCGACATCGACAGGAGGTAATCCTCCAAACTGAATTTTGGTATGCATTCTTTGTG